ATAGTATTATGTTAAGCAGATACCCACACATAAAACCGCAACCAAACACGCATTCGTTTGCGGTTTTGGTTTGCCATTCCGTTCGCTTTCCAATTGGTTCGGCCGATGGGCAGATTGGTTCGGCCGACGATTCGTAGAAAGGGAGGGCCACCCGGTTACGGTTTTACGTTTGCCAGGCCGGTTGCCCACCCCCCTGAAATAAGACTTACCCTATGTACATAACCATTTCACGCATATTTAGATGGCCGAAAAAAATACGATAAGATTACTGGTGCTGGGTAACCATCCGCTGATGGGCGATTGGTTGGATTACTATACGGGTGCGATAAAAGAGCGGATAGAGGTTGCTGGGCATATAGGTGCGGAGCGTTGGGCAAAAGCCATGGACATTTGGTGGTGGATATGGAGCAACGGGATTTGACGGATATGGAGTTTAACCGTGTGCTGATGGGTTGGGCTAGTCATGCGGTGTTGTTTGGTTCGGAATTGCAGAATATGGCCGAGGGGTTTAGTGTAAACTATAAAATTGTAAAGTGATGTGGCAACGAAAGGAGGGGTATTACTGGGTAAAATATAGCGGCGTTTGGATGATTGCGCTGTGGATTCCTGAATTATTATGGTGGTATTTTGCTGCCAATGATCATTGTTTTGATGATAGTGAACTGGATTTTATTTCTGATGAACCTATAAAAACCCCTGACGATGGCAACAGTAACGAAACCGTTAAGTGAGATACAACTGCAGAGCCGTTGCTATCAGGCGTTTTGGAACAAGTACCCGGAGTACCGTCGGTGTTTGTTTGCGGTGCCGAATGGTGGTACCCGTAATGCTGTTGAGGCGATGAGTTTGAAGGCAAGTGGGCTGGTTCCTGGAATACCTGACATGATTTTTTTGTGTAAGGGTCGGGCTTACGGGTTGGAGTTCAAGACGGAAACGGGTCGTGTGAGTGACGAGCAGGCAAAGTGCCATGAAGCTTTTAGCAGGCAGGGTGTTAGTGTGGTGGTGGTGCGGAGTGAGGCGCAGTTTTGGGCAACGATGGAAAGTATAATTAAATTATAAGATATGGACGCAATGCGATTGACGGACAAATTTTTTGTTCGTGTAGGTAGCCGTACGCAGGATACGGTAAAGTTCAAGAGTGGTGTAGAGATATACCAGGACATACATTTTGAGCAACAGGAAAAGGTGACTGTTATGGGTGAGGTAGTGTATGGTGGTATCCGTGGGGATATAAAGCCTGGTGACATTGTGTGCTTCCGGTACGATGTGTTGTTGAGTGAGCTGCAGGAAGATGGTCGTCGGACGTGGGAGAATTTGCTAACGATTGACGGTGAAATATTGTGGGAAATGACGGCTTATCAGTTGGTGGGTGTGCAGCGCAATGGTGTTTGGGAAAGTGTTGGCAGGCATGTTGTTGGTGTGCCGGTGAAGCGTCGAATGCCTTCTTTGTTTTCTGTGCACCCTACTTATGACGACCCAATGACGTTGAAAGTGACGTGGAAAAATGAGTGTGGGCTAGAGATTGGCGAGCGTTTGATAGTGCAGCCCGAAATGCTGCAGCACTATAATTTTGAAAGCAAGTACGGGGAAGATGTTGTAGTTATCTCAAATGAGTATATTTTAGCAAAGATTTTGCCGGGGGCGAAAGATTATGTAGAATAAAAATTTACAGCCATGACCATAAAGCAGACACACGACAGGGTTGAAATGCTGTTGAAAAAGAGCCAAACTGGTTCCATGAATCATGGGCAAATTGACATTGCATTATCTATGGGTCAAAGTGATTTGTTTGCTGAATATGTTTCGATGATACGGGAAAAGCAGTTTGTGCATGATGCTTTGAATCCGTTTCGGGAAACGAAGGTTTTCACCCAGGCGGATTTTTTAAGTGTTGGTGTGCTGGGTTGTCCTGCAGATTTGGAGGTTGTGACTGGTTGCGATGTGTTTATTTTCAGCAATGCCAGTGGTAAGAATGATTACAAGCCGTTGACGGTTGTGAAGGACGACGAAGTTGGCGAAATGATGCGGAGCGAGCTGTGTCCTGTGGATGCGAACAACCCTATTTGTTACCAAAGTGGTAGAAATGGGGTTTTTACGTTGAATGTCCTTCCTTCGGCGTATTACAACGGAACGATGCGTTATTTACGGGTGCCACAAATACCGATTTTTAATTTTACTACGGTTGGCCGGCAGCAAGTGTACAATCCTACTGGCAGTTTGCCATTGGAGTGGAGCGATACTTACTGCAATAGTGTGATATATAAAGCCCTGGGTTATTTGGGTGTAAATTTGAATGCCCCAGCGGTGGTGCAGTTTGCGAAACAGACGGAAGCTGCAAAAATCAATCAGACTGTAAACATGCAATAGAGGCCGCACGGTGAACTCGGTGGGGTTAATGAGTTCTTAGTAATGCTATTCGAAGCGTCGGTTAAAGTCCGACACTGTGCGGCCTCTATTTAAAAAAAAATATTATTATGCCTCCTAAAAACCATATACTTAAAGAATTTAGTAAAAGCCAATCAAAAATAAACGCTTTACTAAAGAAGTACCCCGATTTGTTTGTAGTAACGGTAAGGGAAATGAGAAATAAAAAACAGCAACTTTGTGTTGCTATTAATCTTGATGTTTTAGATAAAATTACCGATGCCTAAAAACCCAATACCTAAACAATTAGTTGAACTTTCTGACGAATATAAGTCGGGAAAGTCAACTGCTGCGGAGTTGGAAAAGAAGTACGGGTATAAGGCTGATGTGATAAAAAAAATAGCGGCTTTTGTGGGTGGTGACGATAGCCAGGCAAATGATCCGGTTATAAAAAAGCTTTTTGGCGGCGTTGCAAAGAAAAAAAATACTGCTGCGGAGATTGGCGACACAATTGAGCGGTATCAAAAGATGGATCCCCGTAAAAAGTTTGGGGAAAGGGTAAAAAAAGAAGCCGAGGCGATGGGTGCCCGGGGTGAAAATTACGAGATGAGTGCCGGCGTTCCTGAAAATATGAAAAACCTTACCTGTATTGGTGGCGTTTGCCTGGTGCAGCAAAGGGCTGGCAATAAATTCAAAAAAGGTACCGGTACAAAAGCCAATAAAGTGTACGAGAAAGAGGGTATAACCGATGTGACGGAGTATAACCCTACTTTTTGGGATAATGCTGACAAATACGGGTACGATGTGACGGAATTGGATGATTTGAGTATGGTAAGAAAGGGTGATATTGTTGGCCGGTACGGAAAAGCGTACGATGGTAAGGAAAGGATGATGCATAGCAACATTGCGTTGCAGGATGGTAGCGGCCATGGTTCGAAGCCGATTGAAAATGGTGGCCAGCTGACAAGCTATAACAGCTATTCGGCAACCAACAGCGGCAAGGCAATTATTCCTGCGCTGTACAAATCTGAAACGGGTGGAAAGCCTGTGAAGTGGAAGGTGGCCAGAATAAAAGCGGACCGGGCGGCAGAGATTGAGGGGCTTGAATTTCAGAAAGAGTGGAGTGCGACGCAAAGCCGGTATGTCAATGAAGCGGTGCCGATAATAAAAAAGTCACCTTTGGGAATGAAAAATTTTTTAGATTACAGCACTGCAATTAAAACGAAGGACAAGGCCAAAGCTGCTGCAGCTAGGCAAGCAATCGAGAAAGATTACGGGAACGACCCTGAATTATTAAAATAACTATTCGATGAGCAGTAAAAGATTTCTTGCGGAACAAGTAATGCGTCGGTTGGTTTCACGGCCAGATCAGGCGACCCGTATTGATATTCGTGAAATTATTGCGGCTATTGGGCAAGAGGTCAATACGCAAATCAAGGCGCAATATTATCAGGCTGATTTGCCAACTGGGGAAACAATTCCGAACGGCTGCATAATGGCCACCTATGAAAATGTGGTGGTTGAGAAATGGAAAACAATTAGCCGTCTTAAACTTCCTGCGATGCCTATAAACCTTACAAGGGATATGGGCATTTTTGAGGTAAGCAAAGCTGATAATCCGTTTTGTGTTTTTGTTCCTGCGTTACCTGGTCAATTGGCCATGGTTGAAAGTCAAAAGCTGATAAGCAAGCTGCAGCAGTTTTATTTGTATGCCCGGTATGGTCAATATTTGGAGTTCAATAAGAATTTGCTGGACGAACAAATTGACAAATTAATGGTTCGGTTGCTGGTAATGGACGTTGTTTCTATTGAAGATGGCGAAGTGTTACCGATTCCTGCGGATATGGAAAGCGTGGTGGTGGAAGCTGTGTGGCGCAAGTTTATGAACCGTGGTGATAACGATGCTGCGACGGACGTAATGATTCAAAATAAAAGACGATGACATATACTACCATTGATTCACTTGTAAAGGGCTGGTTATTGAAGCGTCAATATCCAATGCATTGGTATTTGCAGGCTCTTTTGTATGCTATTGAAGGTGTTGGACAATTGCGGAGCCGGACGCTAAAGGTTATTAGAACCGAAATAGTAAAGGTTGGTCCTGACGGTCGTATTGATTTGCCTTGCGATGTGGAGTTTGTAATAAGACTTGGAGTAGCTGTGGGCGATAAGATAAAGCCGCTGGTAAAGGGTAAAGGCAGTTTTAACCGTATGCAAAATATTGACGCTACTGGTAATGCCGGCCCTTATGGTGACAGCGGTGCAAATAACTATATTGTTAGTTGGTATGGTTCATTGCTTAATGATCTTGGAGAATTTAATGGCGGCGTGTATGGTTTTGGTGCCGGTCACGAAAGTGATGTGTACGAAGAATTTCCGGAGCACAACCAAATACAGGTAAGTCAGGGATTTGCCGGAAAGGAATTGTTTTTGGATTTTGTGCCTGCAATGAATAGCTGTGATAGCTTAACCTGGGTACCAACTAAAGCTGTTGTTTGTATCAGCCAGTACATTACTTGGCAGCTAAAAGAAAATGGCAGGCACTATGGGAAGGGTGAGGCGAAGGACGAAGAAAGAATGTTTTACCGTTATGAAGAATTATTAAGGGCTACGTCATTGAATGCCGATGATTTTATGAGGGCCAGGGGTCGCACTTATCACCGTTCAACTAAAAACTAATGTTACCGCAAGTAAAAAGGGGGTTATCCGGTGGCCTTAATACGGACGATTCGGCTGAAAATCTTGGCCAAAATGAGTATATTAATAACTCCGCATTTCGCTTTGGTTCCAAAAGGTTTGGTGATAGTTCCCGGCAGGAAATGATTGAAAGTACCAGGCTGATAAGTGAGGGGGTTTTACCAGCTGGAACAAACTTGCCTGTTGGCCGGTGTGTGGATACTGCCCGTGACAGGGTTTTTTTATTCCGTTGGAATAGCAATGGCAATCATGCGATATATGTAGTCCAGAAAGACGAAGCTGTATTGGTAGCGTTAAAAAATTCCGATACTGTTGAAGGGTTGAAGTTTGATAAGGACATGCCGATACATAGCATACGGGTGTACGGTGACATGCTCTACTGGGTGAATGATAACAGCGAACCGTTTCGGGTAAATATTGAAGCCGCCATTAAGGCTAATAATCCGGGCTATGTAACAACAGTTGCACCTTATGTTTTCCCAATCGATTATACTGTTTATACAATTATTCGCAAGCCATTCAATTACATTTTGGAAATTGAAAAGGTTACTGACGTTACTGTTTTGGTTAATCAGATTGAAACTTTTGGTTTTCGCTTTTGCACTCAGCTCGAATATCGTGATGGAGAACCATCTACATTGTCGGAACAAAGCTTACTGGCGAATGCCAATTATCCGGGTGAAACATTTAATGCGATTGACGTTCGCTTGCCATTTTCAGAAAAAATAATACAGGACGTGAAGGCAATAAATTTTATTGTTATTTACGGGGCTGAAAACAAGTTTTTCAAAATAAGAACGTGGGATAAAAGCAGCGCAGCGGATCTTGCTGCGATAAATGCGCACAATGCCGGCACGACAAAATTAACCTATAGGTTTACTAATGCCACTATTGGCGAAGCTATTGCGGACAGCGTAAAAGTGAAGCCGTTTGATTCGGTACCTACTAGTGCCCGTGCAATGGAAATTGCAAAAAACAGGCTGCATTTGGGTAATACTGTTTTGGGTTACAATACGCCAACACGTTCGTCGTTGGCTTTTGCTGTACAAAGTTTACCACTTAGTAATATTGCTGCTACATGGGAGTATTGGGACGTTCGATATACTGACGCAACTTTTCCAGGCGGTGGCGGTACCACTTCTGAATTTACTGTTTATGCCTACGTGGTTTATGTTCCTGTTGCTTCGGGAAGTGTAGCTGCTGGCTTTTACTATAACCCTACGCAACCTACGCCACCAACACCACCGTTACCGGTGACGATATCGTTAACTGATTTTACATTGTTCTTTCAGTTCATGGGAGTTGACAGGGCTGCTTCCTGCGTATGGCTGGGCTATCAGTCTGGTATTGCTTCGTGGTCGTCTATAACAAATTTAGACAGTGATCGTGACGACACGGTAATAAGTGCCAGCGGAAGCAGTACATATTCCAATGCGGTAAAGTGTGGTGCAGCCTATCAGGGGGGTATTGTATTCTATGACCGTTTTATGCGCCAATGCGGTGTGTACGATGCTGGTCGTTTTACAACTGCAGAGCGGAGCTATACCAATCTTTCTTCTTTTAATTTTGGTGTAGGATGGACATTGAGTAATAGCAACAGGCTGCTGGAAATACCGGTTGAATCGTGGTATTATAGCGTGGTAATGACTAAGTGCCAAACAACTGATTTTTTTGTTTCGTCCAGGGCGACTGATATCAACTATTCTACTTACGATTTATTGACCAATACTTATTCGGTAACGTCGTTAAAGACTTATGCTGCGACACAAGCTGCAATTGCCATTCATGCCAGTTTGTTGTATGGGTACGGACTGGGTTACTCCTACGAAGCTGGCGATATTTGCAAAATTCATTTAAGTACCGTACTAGGTACTGTGTATTACAGGCCAATAAAAGCGGTTCAGGGAGATTGGATAATTGTTGACCTTGCTGATATGGGTTCGTTGACTTCTGCTATTTGCCTGTTTGAAATATTTACTCCATTGCAGGCCGATAATGCTAACCGTACTTACTACGAAGTGGGAAATATCAATCCAATTGTTTTGCCCGGTACCGCTAGCAGGGCTTATAGTGTACTAAGCGGTTTGTTACCTGGTGATGTGTTTGTAAAAACCCGTCTTGATGGAAGTGCAGGGGCTTACTACACGGAGAATATGAATCCAAATGATAAGGTATGGAAGCAATGGACTACTAACCATGGCCGGCCGCAATTTATTGACAGGATAGGACAGGTAGCAAAAAAAACGGCAGTAAGCTTTTCGAACATTGCTATACCGGGTACGCTAACAAACGGGTTAAGTAGTTTTGAAGCGTTAAATGAAAAGGTTCTCACTTCGGATATGGTAGCGCTGCGTAAACTGATACTCACAACCAAAATTCAGGAAGAAGGATCTATCATGCTGGCATGGGGTGAGGATGAAATAATCAGTTTGTATTTGGGAGAATCTGAAATAAATGATGTTACCGGTTCTGTATTTGTGGCCCAAAGCATACAGGTTTTGGGTTCGGACAATGCGTTGCGTGGCAGCTATGGCACAAGGCATCCTGAAAGTGTTGCAGCTTTTGAAGGGATGGTTTTTGGGCTGGATATTACGAAAGGAAAGGTTATCCAGTATAGCAATGCAGGACTGCAGGCGGTAAGTAATTACAAAAATCGAAGGTTTTGGCATAGCTGGTGTTCGGCTTATAAAAAAGTGGCATCAAACTTTTGGACCACAACCGGGCAACGGGCGCAAATACTGGGAAACATTGACGAGTTTTCAGGGGAATATCAATTGACATTACCTGCGTTGGTTGCAAGTCCGGTATTTACACCATTTGATATTTTTGATAAGGCTAGAAAAACCATGGTTTTTAACTTTTTGGAAAATAAGTGGGTTGGTAGTTTTCCTTATGTTGCCGAATCAGCATGGTGTATCAATGATGTTTTTTATAGTGTTGGTGGTTTTTCTATTTATGCTCACGACGTTAATAGCGGTACCTGTACTTTGTATGGCGTTGTTCACCCAGCCAGGATAATGGTAGAAGAATCGGCCGGGGCTTTTGATGTTACGAAGGTTTGGCAAACGATAACGGTGATTGGAAAAACGGCTCCGGACAATGTGCTAATGGAAAGCTATTTGCCTTGGGCACAACAAACAACATTGGTTGCTTCGGAGTTTGACAATATTGAAGGGAAGTTTTTTGCAGGGATTTTAAAGAATACAATCAATGACGTGCTGCCTGCAAACGTAGCTTTGAATGAAGGCGAGGATATGCGAAGCCAGACTTTATATGTGTACTTAGAGTTTTTGGGAATAGCCGGAACAGCTACCCGGCAAAACAGAATTTTTATCAATAGTATCAATTTCGGAATAAATTTCAGTTACGGTCAACCTATTTAAGTATTTTTATTGCGAAAATTAAAATTCAAGATTATGTTGCCAGCAATAATAGGCGGTGCGGTTGCGTTAGGCAGTGCCTTCCTTAAAAACAGATTAGCTAAAAAGCAAGCTAAATTAGCCAATGCGATAAAGCCTGTTGACCCTAGCTATGAGCAAAATGCCAAAGCAAATGAAGCGATGGCCGGTGCCAGGATGGACGTAAATGCCAGGATGGCTGGGGCTGGACAGATGGGAAGAAATATCAAGCAAGCCCAGGCAAACAATAATGCAGTCATTCAGCGTAACGCTACAAGTGGCGCACAAGCTTTGGCACTATCAGCCGCCAGTGAGGGGCAAGCAATGCAGTCCGCTGCGAACCTGCAAACTGCGGAAGAACAAAATACGCAAGTAAGAAAGCAGCGTTTTAACGGTATGCTTATTAGCCAGGGCGATAAAGAATTTAACGACAAGGTTCGTAAATTCAGACAGGACCAGGATGCCAAAGACAGGCTAATGGGTTCCAGTATTCAAAACCAAGGTGCATTGCTTGACGATTTAGGCAGTGCCGGCGCCAGTATTGCTGGTTCTTATTTGGGCGAAGCCGCCTATACCAAAGAATTACAAAAGCGTAGCAAACTACTGGAAGCCGCCTATACCAAAGAATTACAAAAGCGTAGCAAACTACTGAAAACAGATTAACCATGGCCGAAGGACAAGAATATGCCCAAATTTTACCCCGTAGCAATGCTGCGGGGCTTTTTGCACAAAACTTTTTGCGAAGCCGCCAAACTGCGGAGCAAAGAGATATTCTTCGTGCCCAGCAAGAAGCAAAGGCCGCTGCAGATAAAAAGAAGCAGGATGAAGCTGATTTGAATGCAATACTAAACGATGTTGCCGAAGTTAAAAAGAACTATAAGGATGTTCCCGAGTTGGGTCGTGAAGGTGTTAATATGGTCGTCGCTGAAATGAATAAAGAAGTTGTTTCAGAGTTGTATAAAGGAAACCTAAACAGGTTATATTTTCATGAAGTAATACAAAAACATGCTAATAAGGCAGATGCGATAAACCAATGGAGTAAAGCAGCTATGGAAACGGAAGGGAATTTGACAAAAGCTTATACGGATATTCCAGGGGTAAATGCAAATGGAGTTAATGGCCTTGTAAGATTTATTACCAATAAATTAGGCACAAAAGCCACTCCCGACGTAATTCAAGATTTTGTTAACAAAAATGTAGGAAAGGTAGTAGATAGTAATAAAGGCGCAATGAGTTATTGGGCCACTTTAGGAACATATACAACAGGGATTGGTAGCGGTGCTAATGGTCGCATGACTGCTGGAAAGGAAACAAAAACCATTCAATTGGATAGCGAAATTGAAGGAGAGGGTATGGGGTCAAATGTTGTTCCCAAAGGTGAGATTATCAATCTTAATAATTTAGGATTTCGTGATGAGGGTATGGATCCTAATAAAAAAGCGCCATGGGATTTAACACCCGGAAAGCAGGTCGATTGGAACAATAATGTAAAGAAAAACAGAGTAGTTCCTTTAGAGGGGCTGGCTGATAAAGATGGTAACCTTCGTCTGTATGATGAAACTTTTTATAAAAGCATGATGCAAAACAAGGGTGCCGAACTTTGGATAAATAAGCTATTTGATGCTGAGGTCGAGCGTTATGAAAAAGAAACAGGCAAGGCTTTTCCACAACAGGAACAGATAGTAGAAATGGCAAAACGGGCAATTGCTTATAAGGAAAGAGCGTTGGTCGTTGACGGCAAATACAATGCCGTTGCTGCCCAGCAAATTGCTCCACGGATAACGGTTGTAAATAACAACGGTGGTAGCAAGGCTTCGGAATCGGTTACAGTAAGACAAGTACAGGCTAAGATTGACAGGGCTGTAGCATTAGGGCCGAAAGATGGTACACTGGCTATTAAGCTGCCTGGCGATCAAGGAAGAACGGTTTTAGAACAAGCGGCACAATCTCAAAGGGATCCTGATAAGATTAAAAAAATGAACTCTAGTAATGTAGGTGTTCGTGCAACTCCCGAAGGGAGCATGATTTATTGGGTTGACGAAAATAATAAAAAAGAAGATTTGCATTTAATGGAAGAAAGTGCAACAGATACCCCATTGCAGGTGGACATAAAAGGAAAACGTGCAGTTAACAACGGCGGCACTCCTGCTGTAACTACGCAAAAGCCACAAAAACCAAAAAAAATAACTGATAATAAATCAACCCGTTAATATGCCTCCTCCCAAATATAAGATTAGCAAAGATTTATTGTCGAACTTTTCTGAAACATTAGAGAGAGTTCCTGACATTACAGAAAGTGAAGCATTTTCTAAGTTTCCAGAACTAAAGAACGATACGGGGCTATTAGATTTAATGACAGTTTATCATAATACTTCCAAAAGCGGTAAGTACAAAACGGAAGCGGAATTAAACAGCAAGTTTCCTGAATTTGAATTTTCGACAAAGGCAAAGCCATGGTTTATGCCAATGGACGATTTATCGCATTTGGAAATAAATAAGCCAAAGCCCGTTGCTTTTCGGATGGACGAGGACGTAAAAAGTAAAAAAGCAAGGCATCAAGCTATTGCTGGAATGGACTATAAAACATTGGAAGAAACGGTAAAAGCAAAAAAACCGGAAACTGATAACTTTATTAACGGCCAATACAATAATTTGTTTAGCAGCATAACCAGGGAAGATAAACTTTTTGAAACTGCCAACAAAGTAATGACCGGTAATGCAAAATTGCAGGACTGGTATTACTTAAATACAGGTGCACCAATTATTGCCGAGCAAATAAAGCAGTTCACAAAAGTTAAGGCTGATACTCCTGCGGAAATACAAAAGATGCTGGATGGCAATAAGCTGCAGAATGAAAATGAAATGATAGATGCCTATGCGTCTAGTCTTGCAGGAAAGTTTGAAATGTCTTTTTCTGAACAAGATTTTGGAAAATTAAGTGATGACGCTTTTGTTAACCAAAAGGTTTCGGAGTATGATAAGCAGGCGAAAGACGCTGCAATGCAGTTGCGTAAAGAGCGTGATGCTGATATGATGTTTCGTGACGATCTAAGTCCGTTTAATGCTATCAATGACAATGCCGCTATTTCAAAAGAGAATGAAATAAAAGCCCAAATGCAGCAAAAAAAGCTGACGTTGGCGCAAGCTTCGGTTTATTCAAAGCTGATGGCTGGTAGTTTTAAAAAACCCGACCCGGTTGAACTGGGTATGCAAATATTAAAGATTGTTGACCCCGACAAGTATGCGCAACTGCGTCACGTTAAACCGGGCAATAGCAGCTTCCATGAAGTTGAATCATTGGCATTGCCTGTAATGCTTGCAGCTGGGCAAAGTCCGGAAGAACAAAAGGCGCACTTAAAGGCAATGGAAGGGCTGGACAAAAAATATCCGTACTACAGAAAAGTAGACGAAGTAAAAGCCAGGCTGGAAGCAGAATTGTTCAAAACCCAAAACGTTGTTTGGAACCGTACAGACTTGAAAAAAGCCGATGAAGCTGCAAAGCAATTGAGTGCGGCCGACAAGGAAGTGTATGACAAGTATCTCCGTGCAGAAATTGGCGTGAATGAACATTTGATAGGCTTGCCGTATCAAGATTTTCGCAGGCTTGTTAATCCTGCAGTAAATGACCGTGGTGTGCTGAAAAGTTTTTTTGCTGGCGTTACTCAACCTTTTGAGGGTATTGCTGACTTTGCTGTAAATTTTAATAAGACTGCCGACGAAAGAATAAATGACCAATTAGATCGTCCATTTAAGGAAACATGGAGAAGTGATAAAGGTAAATTTGCCCCAGCTGTGGCGAGAGCGAAGCAACTGGAAGAAAAAGCCAAAACGCAAGTGTTATCGGCTGATGAACTGAATGAAAAAGACGACATTAAAACCTACACCGATTATGTAAGCGGTGTAGAAAACTTTGTAGATAAAAGTGTAAACCTGTTGGGTAACGTTGTTGCCTATGGTGTATTGACCAAAGTAATTGGGGCGGCTGTTTCTCCTGTGCTGAAAAGTATTGCCGGTACTGGAAATGCCATGGGTACGCTAGGTTTTGAAATTGGAAATGCGATTGCTGGCGGTGGCTTAGTCAATCAGGGAACCAAGTTTGTTATCAGCAAATCATTACAAAACAATATCGGTGGTTTAATTGCCGGCTATACTGCAAGTGTAGATGGCCACAAAAATACTGCTGCTTTGTTGTTCCCTGACGAGCCAATGAAGCAGGACATTTATGGCCAGTTCATGGCTATGGGTGAAGCATTTAGCGAACGTATTTTTAAAGACGAAAAAATATTTAATGCTTTTCGGGGTAAGTTTAAAGTAAACCTTGCAACCGCATTGAAGGCAGTTAGCAAAGACGGTTTGAATAATTTAGCTACCCAGTCATTGGTAAAACAAGCTTTCCGTGACGCTGTCAAGTTTGTAGGTATTACTGTAGGTGAGGCAAGTAAAGAATCATTGGAGGAAGCGGCAGTTGAGTTTGAGGACGTGGTGTTAAAAATGGCTATGGGTCCGAAGTCCGTGGATATGAAAAAAGAGATTGCGGAAATAGGTACCGTGTTTGCCGATACATTTATACACATGGGGATACCTGCATCGATGGCAGGCTACAAAGGATTTAAAGAAAACAGGGTATCTGTTCCGCTGATTGCACAAATTGGCCGGCCGGGCTCTGTTGATTTTACCAATAGCTTAATTTCCGGTATAAGGAAAGCGCAACGTGATGGCGAAATGACGGCCGACGAAGCGAGTGAAAAAATACAAGTTATTCAGGCTTTGAAAAATGCCAATATTGCTGCTGCGACTATGCGGAAATATGGTATGGGTGCGAATTTACGCACTAGGCAATGGGATAAGTATATAGTTACTTTTGCTAATGAGGAACTGTTACAACAAAGGGCTGAAAAAACCCAGGATCCGGTACTTAAAAAAGGACTGGAAAAGCAAATTGCTGAAAGCCAAAAAATCCGTGAACAAATTATTGAAGGTTCGGTATATGTGGACGAAGATTTTGCCGTGCTTACACCCGAGGAAGCTGCTGCGCAATCTCTTGCAGTTAACGTACAGGCGCAAGCGGATGCTACGGCAACTGTTGCCGCTATTGCTGCTGACCCTACTGTGCCTGCATTGACCGTGGATGCATTTAATGCAGCGGTGAATAATGCGCCAGCCGATGCGGTAACGCCGGGTACACCGGTGGAGCCAGCGGCCGCTGCTCCCGTTACTCCTGACTTTTCCGTTGTTGAAAAGAACGGCTTTTTTACCGTGGTGGATAAAAAAGGCAAAGCCCAGGACGTGTTTCTTACCAAAGCTGCTGCCGAGGCAGATATTGTTAAAAGACAACCGAAGCCTGCCGCTACGCCGGCACCAAGCGGTGAAGCTGCCAGCAATACCAATTATGCTCAAATGAGAGCGGAAGGCAAAGTGGTTATTGATGGAATGCAATATGATCGTCCTGGTGAAAAGAAATTTACTGTTGTTGGTAAAACACAAAAAACCAAGTTTACCCAGGATATAGTACCGGAAACACAATTTGCCGTTGTGGAAGCCGACGAATTAACTGCGTCGCACACACAAACCGGGCAAAGGAATCCGCTACACTTCATACCGGAAGGACAACCAAAAGAAAGGAACGACCCTGACAGCATCTATAACCGTGGAAGGATTGCCGCTGCACCGAACTTTGATGAAATTACGCAAGGTGTTGGGGCTTATAATGGCGCACCTGTTGTTAACGGCCGTGGTGAGGTTATCCAAGGTAATAACCGTGTGATGGGAATGAAGGACCACTATAAAGCTGGCGGTTCTTCATACAAAGGTGAGCTTGTGGCAAGGGCTGGTGAATTTGGTATAGATGGTGCCCAGGTTGCAACCATGCGCAATCCAATATTGGTAAGGGTGGCCAATGTTGAGGATAAAGAGGCTGTGGCATTTGGGAACTACAAAGCAAGCGATTTGGAAAGCGGTGGAAATCAGCGTGTGGATCCTGTTTCTGTAAGCCGTAAAATGCCGCTGGCTGACAAGCTTGCATTGTTGCGCAATTTGGTTACTGACGTAGAAGCTACGTTAAAAGAAAACATAAGGGAGAATTGGGCTAAGGTTCAAAAATTAATGTCACCAAAGTTTCTCACTCCTACGCAGTTGGAAAGCATGATGAAAGCGGATGGCACATTAAGGCCGCAAGGAATAGACGACGTTTTTGAATTGGTAAAGCATTTTCTTTTTGAAAATGGTGATGTAAGATTGCCTGCCGTTTTTGATGGTGTACCAAATACAATAGCACAAGGTATCTACAAGTCAATGCCTGCTATTTTTGGAGTGCCTGCAGCTAACTTAATGCTAGCAGAAATACAAAACGCTGCCATTTTATTGTATAACGTACAAAGAAGTGGTGCCGATAATGTTGCCGGTTATTTAGCGCAAAACGATGCTTTTGATACGGAAAAAAACAGCAAGTATAGCCCTGCGGATATTGCTATTGCAACAGCATTGGAGAACATTTACAACAACGATGCGGAAGTTAAAGACCCTGCAACTGGTAAAAAGTTAAGCAAGGAAATGCAGATACGTCGTCTGTTTTCTCAATACGAAGTTGCCAGCAATGGCGTTGCCGACATTTTTGAAAATACCCCGGGTGTTGACAAGAATACAGCCATGCAGCAAGTGTTTGGTGTACCTGCCGAGCCTGCCGACATAACACAATTATTACAAACCTTACAAAACGACATAGCCGATGAAAACGCAAACGGAACCGGTGCTAGCGAAAACCAGCAGGCAGATGAAGCCGGAACATCTGATATCAGCCCAACAGGCGATCAATCACCTGAAAACGATGAACCCGGAGTTAGCGGAGAAACGCCAACTGGAACTGGACAGCTTGATGGGGACGCCGCCGAGGGTGGAAGTGAAGATGAACTAGGTGACGAAGAAGATGCGTCTAACGACCAACAAAACGAAAGTGAAGCGGACTATCAGCGTGACCCAATAGATAACTTGCTAGACAACTTGTTCGACGAAATGAACATGATGGCCGAGCCGATAGTATTACGTGATCCGAACTTTACACCTAGCCTTGCGGATACAGAAATAAAACCTATTGCAGTTGGCAGCGCCCAAGCAAAAGCCATCATAGCCAACATTGAAAAATTGTTTAAGCGTATTGTTGGTTTTAAGGGTGTGCAGATATTAGGAAAGGACGAATTTAAAAAAGCCGTTGCTGACAGCGGTGGTAGCAACACTTTTACTAACGCTGCTGGCAATGTTTATGGTTTTGAGCATAAAGGTGTTATATACCTTAACGCTGCCATGATGAATGCCAACACACCCGTTCACGAAGCGGCTCACGTATTTCTTAAATGGGCGAAACTAAAGAATCCGGTACTATTTAAAGCAGCGTTGGAGATAGCCCGTAAAAGCCCGTACTATGCCCAGGTTAAGGCGAACCCTGTTTATGCCAATGCATCTGAAAATGTACAGGCAGAGGAAGCCCTTGCGTGGATGGTTGGTGCTATGGGTAATGATATGCAGCCAGGCGTACAAAAGAATGCCGTGTTGAAGCTATGGGATAAGCTAATTACGAAAGTGACAGAAGCTATCCATGGTTATAAGATAGATACACCGGCACAAATGCTGGCGTACATGAACGGATACCGATTGAAAAAAGGTATTGCGGTTGAAAAACTTACGGAAGCTAGCTTGTCAAATATGAACTGGCTGGAATTTGGATATGCCTTTGCTGATAGAATTTTGTCGGGTAAGGAATTGGCTAAGGCTGATATACAAACCTATGGTAGTCCGGACTTCATGGCGATGCCTGACGGCCGCAAGGTGCAGGCGGTTACAGTAATGCCGGAAGTGGTGGACGGTTTTTATTCACCATTGGAGAAAAGTTTACTTGAAGCTAAACAGGACAGGTTGCCGGTAAAGCAATGGCTGGACAGGTTAAATGGTGACGAAGCTAAGTGGACTGGCGTACGTGAGTGGCTGGCTGGCGAAGTGGGTACGGTTGATAAGGCTGATATACTGGATTACCTGAAAAATAATCGGGTTGAGATAAAGGAAGTGGTTTTGGATGATGGGTCTAATGGCGAAACATTTAAAGAATATTTACAAAGAGTAAATGTACCTCTAAGCGATTATAATAAAATGAGCCCATCTGAACAAAGGGCAATAGAAAGTGGGTTTGAAAATACAATTGACAATACCAAGTATTCCGAGTACCAACTACCAGGTACTAAAGATAATTATCGTGAGGTGTTGGTGACGATGCCCGGCAAGAAAACATTACCGCTAAAAGTAAGTATAGCCAGCAATGACAAGTACATTGTTACCGATAGCGAAGGTGAACCGGTTGGAAGGCAGTATGATAATGTTGCCGAAGCTTTAGCGGAAGTTGATAAGCGGAAACAAGCCGATAAAGCTCTATTTCAATCTACCCACTTCAACGAACCCAACATACTTGTTCATCTTCGGATGAATACCCGTACCGATGCCGAAGGTAAAAAGGTGTTGTTTTTGGAAGAATTGCAGAGCGATTGGGCGCAAAAGGGAAGGAAGGAAGGGTTTGATACTCCCGACAAATGGGAAGTTGTTGAAAACAAACTTGCACCTGGTTACTTTTCTGTATATCAAAATGGAAGGGAAGTTGCTGCACAATTAAGACAAGATGCCGCAGAAATAGAAATGAATCGGCTAAAAGAGCAAAGAAAGCCGCAAACTGTTACCTCCGCCCCTTTCGTTACTAACACGGCCGACTGGGTAAAGCTGGGTTTAAAGGTTGCATTGAAGCAGGCTGTAGCCCAGGGTGCAGATAAGCTTGCATGGGCTACCGGTGAGCAGGAAAATGAAAGGTATGATTTGAGTAAGCAAGTGGATGAAATAAAGGTATTGCCTCAATACGGAGGTAGTAAAATGACTTACGCAGTAGAAGGTATTAAAAGCGGTGAAAGAACTGCTATGCACAGTGCAAATAGTATAGGGGAATTGGAAGGTATTATAGGTAAAGAACTCACTAAAAAAGTTGCGGATAAAGGAGAATATGAGGGTGAATTATCTTTTAAAGGTGATGATTTAAAAGTAGGTGGCAAAGGCATGAAAGGCTTTTACGGATCCCCTGCGGAAAACAATACAGGTATTATTGGACAAGTGGCGGCAAAGCTGTTTGGGCAAGGTATTCAAACAACACAAATAGATACTGGCAAGGGTTCTTATACGTTGGGTGAAGCCAATTATGTAGATGGTATTGGTGTTTATGATGCCAATAATGATATGGTTGCCGAATTTAACACAAAAGAGGAAGCAAATAGTTACATAGTATCAAAAGAAGGTGCCACCCAGCACTCCATAACCATCACACCCGAACTGATTACCCGTGTGGAAGGTGGCCAGCCAATGTTTATGGCTGCTTACAATCCTACCACTCCCGAGCAAAAGGCATTGAAAGCGCAACTGGATGCTGCCAGCGCAGATTATCAGGCTGCTAAAACTGCCTATGAAAAAAAGCGGAAGGAACTAACCAAGGGCTTCAATAATGCAATGGTTGATTTGTTCGGCCAAACGAAAGAGCAACGTGGTCCGCAGCAAAAAATGTTTGATGAAAAGCCGGTATTGAGTGCGGCTGAAAAGGCATTACAGCCGCTAAGAATAAGGATGGATAAGGCTGCTGAACTGAACAACACTTTGTACAACAAATACATGGGTATAGAGGGAAGCGACAGTAAGCAAATGGCGATGTTTATGGCTGGCAACTTAGGCCAAATAAACTACGACGGAATATGGCAGCAATTCCAAGTGGCAGGCTTCGGACTGTACACCTATGCAGACATTCCAATGTCGGAAGGCAATTTGTATGCCGTTCCGGTAAAAATAAAAGGCCAAAGGTGGGAACGAATCAGCCAGGCGCACTACACTGCTGCAGTAAGGTTGTTTAACCACAACAAATCGCATTATGACTGGGCTGAAAAGGCGTTTCAGAAAAGTAGAGCCGAGGCAATAGAAACATTGCAGCAATTTGAATCGGCTGGCCCAGTTGCGGAAAGCAATAACCGGTCGATGGACGGTGATGTAATTAATTTCATGGCTGGTAAGCCAAATCAACTAGATTTGTTTTCTCAACAACCGACTAAGAATGAAACAACAATCCAAGGCAAAACCGTACAGTACGAAACCCATTCCCCCGATGGTTACAGCTCCGGCACCAATGACGTACAACGGAAAGACGATAAAACAGCCAAAGCCAAACCTGGTGAATTAAAAACCATTGAGGCTGTTTGGCGTGAAACAAAACACATAGAATTTACTGGAAGTTCCCGGGTATCCAATGCTGGCGACGTTGCCCACATTATGCGCCTATTGGAAGATAAATCTGTAGAAAACGCTTTTGCCATACACGTAGATGCGGACGGTAATAGTCATATTCAAATGGTAAGCCTGGGTGGTATAACTGGTACGATCATAGACCCAATGACCATTTTGCTAGGGGCTGAAAGGTTCAAATCGGTAAAAACGTGGCTGGTTCACAATCATCCAAGCGGAAACTTAGAGCCATCACAAGCCGACATTAACTTGACTAGGAAAATACGTCGATTAATGGCAAATACCGGTGTGGAGATTGAACATGTTATAATGGATACTTATAAGAATGAGTACACATTAATTGATGAAACCAACACGATTTTCCAAGATATTTCCCGAAATAAAAAACTTACAGACAATACCCCGTTAAAGGTTCATATTCTTGATGGGTTCAAGGCATTGACTAAGCCTGCCGAAAAAGTGAATACTTCCACAGCAATAGTTGAGTTTTTGCATGGGCTTAAATTTAGCCAGTTGCCTAAAAGGGGAATGTTGGTACTAAATGTAGGCATGGTGCCAGTAGGTAATATTTTCCTTAAAGGCACTTTTAATGACACTTCTGACATATTAAAAACTGTAGCCTTGTTTCCTACGGCTAGGGGTGTTGTTTTTTATGGCAATCAGTCTTTTGATAAGCTGGCTGCTCCAATGAGATTGTTAAAAGCATCATTATCAGATGCCGATGTTCGTGTATTGGATTATGTAAATATTAAAGGCGAATCCAAATACAAGGATAGCGCCTACGAGTATGAAAGCGCAATGGATGCTGGCCTGTTTTATGAAACGCAAGAAAAGTATGGTACTAATCGGTTAAGTACCGACACTCCAAACTTTATGGCGGCTCCTGCTGGCCCATCTATGACCCAGTATTTCAACGGTGTTGTAAACCTTCTTAAGATAGGCACTCCCGTTGCGCAAATCCTGCCAATGCTAAGTATGCAGGTCGGTCCGCAAATGGCGCAGAATATCATTGCCAATGCCACACGTAGGGTTGCGGCTATGCCTAACAATAGTGTACTGAATTTTACACCACAAGAAATAAGGGAGGCAAAAGATACAAGATGGGACAAGGCAGTAAAAAGCTGGCGCAAGAACTGGACACATAGCGAAGGAGTGCCTGAATTTTTTAAAGAATTGCAAGACTACGCTCGTGGAGATAGCCAATGGATAATACGTAAAGCGGTACATTTTTTAGATGGCACGCTACGTCCTGCGTTCAAAAGAATGAATGCTGACCAAAAGGAAGGCTTCATGGATATCGTTAGCGACTTGAATACGACTACTTCTGCATCGAATACTCTTACTCCTGAACAAAAAACACTTGCACAACAGTATCGTCAACATATAGATGATATTACAAGTGACTTTGTAATAAATGGGTGGGTAAAGCCGGAACTAGCAATGGTATTAATGGAAAATATGGGAAAATATCTAAACCGAAGCTATAAGATATTTAATGAGAAAGAATGGGCGAAGAAAATTCCACAACAGGCTATGAATGACGCTGCCAACTATTTTAAAGAGCAAGGAATAGCAAAAGGAATGAACCTTTCTGAAGCCGAGGTGTACGGTGAGCAGCAACTCAAACTGTATCTTGCTGAAGCCGAGGAATCACATAAAGGATATAAAACATTGGAAAATAAAGGCAGAGATAATAGTATATTTAAAAAAAGAGAAGATGTTCCAAAAGAACTACGAAATCTATTGGGAGAATACGTTGATCCTGCCGAAATTTTTATGATGACAGTAGCAAAAATGGCTGCAACCCGTAGTCAGGCTAAATACTTGCAAGGAATATACGATGCAGGTATAGGTAAAATATTTTGGATAGCCGATGACAAAAATAAAGATCCAATGGCTAATACTCGAATAGCTAGCAAAGGGAGCGATGTATGGAATCCTCTTAATGGATTAGTAACTACAAAAGAAGTTGCAGACTATATACATCAGACAATAAATAATGATAGCAAACTTGCTACCGCATGGCAAAAATTTGGTGGGTACGTGAAAATGAGTAAAACTGTTTATAGTCCCGTAACGCAAAGTATAAACATGGTTAGTAATACTTTGTGGTATATAGCTAATGGGTATTTGCTGAAAAATCCTATAAAGACAGGTGTAGATGTTGGAAGCACATTTAAGATGTGGTGGCAAAACGTAGCAAGAACCGAAGGATCTTTGGATAAGTGGAATGAAAAGATGGTAAGATTAGGAATTTTTGATAGCCATGTAGGAACAGCAGATATAAAACGAATGTTTGCAAGTGGAGATGTTGAGCAGATAATGGAAGATGCTCAACGGGCAAGTCTTACAATCTGGGCATCAGGACTTAAAAAAAGAAGAAGCGACAACTGGATTACCCGTAACTACCAAATGGCCGATGTATGCAGCAAGTTTATATCTTTTAAAGCTGAAAGCACTAGCCTTGCATGGGCGCTGTACGATAAGGACTATGAAAAATTAGATGCTACCGAAATGAATGACATAGATAGTCAAGCAGCAGAGCGGGTAAAAAATACTCAGCCTACTAGTCAAAGGGCTTATAAAGGAGCATTATGGGCAAGTCGTGAGGCATTTTTTATTGGTAATTTTCTTACTTATCAGGCAGAAAGTATAAGATGTAGCCGAAACATTGTAGCATACGCATTAAGGGATATAAATAGTGGCAATAAGCGGTTGCAATTATTAGGGGTAAGAAGAATGCTTGGCGTTGTATCGTATCTAGGTATGCGAAGTTCTATTATGTACTATTTGGCACAATTAGCAGGAATTGCCGTAAGTGGTATAAAAGGATTTATCATAGAGTTATTTACAGACGATGACGACGAAGATGAAAAACGTAGAAAAAAACTAGAAGCACTAAATGCTATTGTTTCGCCGTGGCTTAGAAGTGCGGATAAGTATGCTGAAAAAAAAGCTGATGGAACGTATGAAGTGTATAATTTAAACGCTATCGAGCCGATGGGAAATTTATTTAAAGCGGTAAACGCTTTAACAAACGGTAGCGAATGGGAAAAAACCCCTGGTGTAAAAGCAGCTGTGTTAGAAGTGGTCAGTAATTTTGTGGAGCCTGATATGGTGGCTGGTAGTATCCTAAACAATTTTGTAAAAAGTCAAGATGCATATGGAAGGCCACATATAGATGGATCAGATAAAATTGGAGGTTTTTTTAATGATTTAAAACCATCGGCTATCTCGGCTATACAACGCACACTACGTCGTGAGGACGGAACGGTGGCTACGTGGAATGAAATAATAAATCATAATGAAAAAGTTCATTTTGATTACAACGGGATGGAAGCATTGGGGTTCAGAAGTTATAAAGCTAGCCCTAAAGCCGCTTTGTGGCAGCAAGGTCATGAGTTTTTAAAAGAAGATGATACGTGGAGCGACCGTGAATACGACGCTAAAAAACAGCTAAGTAAAGGATATATTACACAAGAGGAGTTTAACAATATAGCTAAAGATGTACTAGAAGCTCATAAAAAAATAGGGGAAAAATTAAAAGTGTTAAAAGGGCATGTAATTGAATTAGGCATGACAGAGGACGAAGTAAATAAAGTAATAAAAGAGCTAAAAGAATTTTCTATTTTAAACAAAGAAACAAAAAAAGCTGCTTTATCAAAGTAGAAAAAGATTAGTTATGTATCTACGGCACGAAGGCGGTGAAATGGTGAACGTGGGAGGGTTAGAGTGTAACCTTCCTCCGGTCGGCTATGGCATAAGGGAGCAACGGGATATCAAAGGTGTTTCTACATTTTGGCTTGAAAAAACGGACATAATAAAGCGGAGCAAAAAAGACAAAGATCAATACTGGGATCGTCAACCAATACCGCAATGGTACATTGATAAAAGGGTTGAAGAAGAAATGGTGCAGGAATACGACCCGACACATTTTGACGAAGCCTGCGAGGCTTATCGCCGGGTGGAATGGAAACGTAGGATGCTGGGTGTATGGTTTTGGAATAAAGGTCGGCCGGTGTACATCACTGGTATGCACTATATGTACATTCAGTATTGGACACTTCCCGACATTGGCCACCCCGACTACAGAAAGTGCGACAGGCTATTTTTTTATTTCCTGCAGTATTGCATTGAGGATCCGGACTGCCTGGGTATGCTCAATGTGGCAAAACGTAAAAGTGGTAAAACTGCCCGTTCGGGAATATTCCTGTATGAATTTATAAGCCGTACGGAGAAAACCCACGGTGGTATCCAAAGCAAGACTGACCCCGATGCGGTGGAGTTATTTGCAAAAGCAATTGTTGGTCCATGGGGCGAACTGCCTGACTTCTTTAGGCCGATATACGACACCCTTGCTGGTGACCAACCAGATAAAAAGCTTTCATTCTTTAAACCTAGTAGAAAAGGTGTGAAGGCTGGTGCCAAGGTTATCAAAAGGCAGTTTTTGGGTAAGCCCGAATTTGGATTGGAAACTACGAAAGACTTAAAAAGCTGGATTGATTTTAAGTCAAGGGTGGCCGGTGCGTATGATGGTCCCCACTTACACCGTTATGTAAGCGATGAAGCAGGAAAGTTGAAAGACGTTGATATTAATAAGCGTCATGGTGTTGTAAAGCTTTGTACTTATGTGAACGGTAAGCATATAGGCAAACACCTGTACACTACAACTGTTGAGGAAATAGAGGATGGTGGTGCCAAGTTTAAAAAGTTGTGGGATACTTCCGATCATACTGCTAAGAATGGGTCACGGCTTACCGGTTCGCATTTGTATCGATATTTTGAGCCGTCATACACCATTGACGAAGTGGATAAATATGGCGATACAGATGAACTGGCTAACATTAAACGTCACGAAGAAGAAAGAGCCACATCAAAAATTCAAGATACCAGGGAAGAATATTTTGGCGTTATCCGTCGCAATGCATTCACCATTGACGAAGCTTTTAAATTTAGTAGCAAAACCGGGCTTTACGATACTGAAAAGCTTTATGACAGGATAGATGCATTAGAGCTTTACCGTGGGTTAGAACGTGGTAATTTGAAATGGAAAAACAACGAGCCGTTTACGGAAGTAGAATGGCAAAAAAATAGCAATGGACGGTGGTTGATTTGTAAAGACTTCGACCAGCACAAGTCTTTTGGTTTTGTGTTCAACAATGTTGAAAAACGAGGCAATCAATACTACCCAAAAAACAAAAATGTATGCACTATTGGTATTGACCCATTCAGTCATAGTACCACCCAGGATGGAAAACGAAGCATGGGGGCTGCGTTGGCTAAAAGAAAGTATGATCCAACGAAGATTGACGACCCGTTTAATGATGCATTCTTCCTGTTGTACCATGGCCGTCCTGCAACGGTACCGCTGTTCAACATGGATATGCTAATGACTTGCTGGTGGTTGGGTTGTGAAGCTTTGCTGGAAAATAACAAGCCGGCAATGATTGACGATTTTAATTCAGAAACGATGAATTGCGGTAACTTTCTTATGCAGCTTAGTGATTATAACGGAAAAGGCATACCGGGTAACGATAAAACTGCCGAACGCATTGTAGATTTGACTGAAACATACATCTTTGAGAATTTAGAGAAAGTGTTTTTTGCCGCTTTATGTAAGGACTGGGTGGACTTTGATTTTGATAACAGGACAAAATCAGATATTGCCATGGCTGCTGGTTACACACTGATTGGCGACCATAAAAACACTTACAAAATTGTTAAGAATACTACCAAAATAGAATCGCTATTTAAAAAGCATAAAATAAAAAAAGTCGCCTAAGCCATGTTACACCAAATCAACCATGACGCCTCCGCAAAAGAAAAAAATACGCCGGAATGGCTTATAAAATGCGCTAAGATTATTTCAGCGGATTTTGTTGCGCAGGGACATAAAATGTTTGCTAAAAATGAAGGGCACTATGACCTTATGCGTATGTATGGCATGGGCAAACAGCCGATAGATCAATATAAAAAGCTGAAAGAAGTTGACGAGGCAGACGATTACAGTATTATGAATGTGGATTGGACACCGAGAGGGCCAGGCGTAAAGTATAGAGATATTGCTATTGAAAAAATACTGGATTTTAACTATTCACCGGTTGCGACACCTATTGACCTGCAAAGCAAAGATGAAAATAATTTACTTTATGCCCAGCTGGAAGCGAAGCTTATGCAAAGAGAAATGGTTATGCAAACCAATCCGGAACTGGCTAACCACCCAATGTTGCAAATGTTTCCTGGTGAGCCGCAGGATATGGAGGAACTGGAAATGAGGCGCAGCGATGGCGAACAATTAAACCGGGCGAAAGACAAGGAACAAATTGTAAACCTGGCTTTTTATGAAAACCGTGTAATGGAGCGGTTGCGTCCTCAATACGTTAAAAACTTATGGGATTGTGGTGTTGCTGTATGGAAAGACGATTTGGATGCTGACGGCCGGCCATTCGTTCGTGATGTTGATCTTAATAATTTTGGTTGCAGCTTTTGTCATAAAAGTGATTTTTCGGATATGACTTACGGATTTGAAGTTATACCAATGCCACATAGCGAAATGAAGCCATTTTTTAATGAAGTAGAAATGGAAGAAATTAAGAACGTAAGGAATTATGGGCTTAATCCTTTTTCTACAATTGGTTTTATGTATCCACACCAAAAACCTAATTATGACGGAAATTCAGATACCTGTCTTGTAATGGACTTTGAGCTTATCAGTTACAATACAATGGGCTGGGAAATAGGTAAAAGTAGTTATGGTAATAAGCAGATAAAGGACGTCACTAATTTAAAAAAAGCCACAACAAAAAGGGTTGTAAAAATGGTTTACCGTGGCAAATGGATTATTGGAACTAATTATATTTTTGAGTTTGGCTTAAAGCCGAATATGAAAAGAAGGTATGCGGATTTGCGTCGGGCTAGCAATACGTCACTTTCCTACAAAGCAATGGCCTACAATTTCAATAAAATGATTTGCGGTTCCTATCAGGAAAGGTTAAAACCATTGATTGACGATTACATGATGGTAATGCTTACTGCTCAAAACGTACGCAACAACCTTGTTGCAAATGGTCATGCTTTTGATTTGGATGCATTGGAAAGTATTGTTTTAACGGATGGCGGTAAAACAATGGATCCGATGGAAGTTATCAGCATGTTTTATAAACGTGGTATTATCGTTTTCCGTGGTACTAAAATTAGTGGCCAAAATGGAAACGGTAAACCGATTGAGGTTACTCAAAATTCTGTGGCTAATGAAATTGTAAGCCTATACATGGAAGCGTCTAGCATTGTAGAGCAAATGCAGGACGTAACCGGGTTGAATAAAATTACTGACGCCAGCACCCCTGGCGAAAGGACATTGAATGGCGTGGCTAATTTGGCCAACAATGCTACCAATACAGCGTTAAAACCGATTATCCGTGCAGATAAAGGCATCTTGGTTGAAATGGGTAACGATTTGTTCCTTCGTGCCCAGCAATGTGTAAGAAAGCATGGCAAGTATAGTGGTTACTATCCTACACTTAATGGCACAGCCATGCGATTTGTGGAAGCCGATGCGAAAACTATGGATAAAGACCATGCTATCATGTTTGAAATGATGGTTACGGATGAACAACGGCAAATGATTTTAAGTTACATGAATGAAACATTTGCACAAGGGTTGCTGGATCCAACCGACGTTATCACATTGTTGAACACATTTAATTTAAAGCAGGCGCAGCAAATATGGGTACATAGGATAAAGAAAAATAAAGAAGAAAAGCGCAGGCAGGAAATTGAAAATCAGCAAATGACTTTTGATGGCCAGATAAAAGCGGCCACTGCTGCAGAGCAAAAGAAAGGCGAAAATATTGACAAGGAATATAAATGGAAAATGTTAATTGAAAAGGAAATAACCCGAAGGGCTTTGCTGACAGCTAGAATAAAGGTTACTGGCGATACCGCTGCGGCAGAGTTGGAGGCCGAAGAACAAGACGAGGCTGCGGAAGATGATTTGTATATGCAGGAAAGTGACATGGCCGGGCAAGAAATGCCATTACAGAAATAAATTTTTACATTTTAAACTATTGAATTAGTTTTAGCCTTTATAACACCCGATTAATATGGCAGACGAAACACAAGTACCACCAGTGGTTGCAGAACCATTAACAACAACAGCTACCGAGCAGGTTGCTCCGGTATTAGATTTTATTGCAAAGCAACGTGATGGACAAGGCGACGAATCGCATCCCCCAGCTGACGTTGTGCCTCCTGTTGTTGTGCCTCCTGCAGCTACCGAGCCAAAAGCCGGCGACGATGCTTCGTGGAAGAAAATGCCAATTGCCGACCTTTTGAAAGAATACGGTGTAGTGGACGATAAGTTAATTAAGCTTGTTACACACCACCAAAACAAAGGTGATTTGAGTGATTATTTTAAGACTTTCAACACGGATTTTACTGCTATGCCTGAAACTGATTTGCTACAAATGCAGATTAACGAAGCGTATGCAGATTATACCGAGGAGGAAAGAGCCGATTTGTACCAAACAAAGCTTGATAGTTATAAGCTTGACCCGGACTTATATAGCGAGGATGAAATTCGCCGGGCTAAAGTTGCTATCAAAGCTGATTTGAAAGATTTTCGTGCAAAGAAGATTGCCGAACAATCTGAAATGCTTGCAAAAAATCCTGCCAGCGAAGCCACACAAGTAGGCGACGCAGCGCTAACCCAGCAATACATAGAAGCCTTAACGAAAAATCCTGACTATCAGAATTTTGAGAAAACAGGCGTCATAACTGTTGGCCCCGGTGAGGCAGCTTTTAATATTGACGTAGATAAGGCGAAAGTAATGGCGTATTTGGCCGATGATGAAGCTTACCAAAAGACGTATTTGGACAACGAAGGAAAAGTGGACTTCCGCAAACAGTTGCGTGTTGCCGCTTATGCTGTGGATCCTGATGCGTACGATGCACAGCTTTTAAGTTTGGCCGGCAAGTCGAAAAAAATTGACTTGATTAATTCATTGGGCAATGAAGCACCACCGCCGCCACAAGGCAGCGAGCCTGCAGAAATGACCGATGCGCAAAAGCTTGCGTTGCATATCTACAACCAACAAAAGGGATAATCTATTTTTAACAACAAAAAACTACAACTATGCCAAGTCAAGGTATATATAACAAAGGGTTTGTAAGCTCTATCCAGTTAATGGATGCGAGAGAAATCATGCCCGAAATTGTGGACGTTGCCAATGATAAGCAATTCATTGACATTTCCCGCATCATGGGGCGTACAAAAGAAACAGGCGTTGCCGTTTACTATAACCACGTAAATGAGGACGTAAATCAGGTTGGTATTGTGGCCTCCGTAACTTCCGGTTCAGGTACTACAACTGTTGTTGCCGTATTAACTTCCGGTTCAAGTGGAACATGGGTAAAAACCCAGTTGATTAAAGTGAATGGTAAAAATGCGTTGATTACAAACGTAAGTACCAATAGCGGTACCGGTGTTGATACATTGACTTTTACTTCTGTAAATGCAAACGTGTTGACCGTTGCTGCCGCTGCAAAAATTACCAAAGCAGGTGCTGCAGTTGCCGAGGGTGCTAATCCTGCAACTGGCACACGTTACAAAACTGTTTTGTACAGCAACAAAATTCAGGCAATAGAGCATTATGCTCCTGGCTTAACTGATATTCAGGCAATGTCAAAAACCGAAATCAAAGGTTCAGGCATTTGGGGTTATCAGCGTGACCAGGACATTACTGCAATGAAAAAGAACATTAGCGGAACCTTAATTGGTGGCCAGGGTTCTGTAACATTGTTTTCGGATGCTACCCCAGTATTGGTAGATAGCGAAGGCAAGCCAGTGCAGACAACTTCCGGTTTGGACGAGCAAATATCTACATACAGCGGTAGCCGTAACCTTACGACAACTTCTGTTGTAACTGCTGCCGATATTGCCACAAGGGAGGATGCCCTGATTGCTAAAAAATCACCAAAACAATTTATGGTTTTCGGTAGTACTGCAGCTGCAAGGCCATACAGTACCTATTTGAAAAACTTAGGTAGCGGTGGTGTTGAAAGTGTGCGTATGCAAATAGATGGTCGTAGCGTTGACCTGGTTGTTGATAACTATAAAACCGTTGGTGGTTTTAGTTATGACATTGCCAAAATTGAAACTTTTGACGACCCGACTGTTTACCCATCATCAGCAACCAACATTGGTGGTTCATTGTATTACATTCCAAAAGATTCTGTGAACCTTGTAGGTGGCGGTACACAAAAACGCTTCCTTGTTAGGTACATGAAAAACATGGAAAGCATGAATCATGCAGCCCAAGGTAAAAATGTAACCTGGGAAGATTTGATCTGCGAAAGGTCATGGGGTGGTAAAACTGGTACAGATGGTAGCAATACCCTGTACACAAAGTGGACTACCTACCAAGGCTTAGAATTGCTGGGCCTTCCACATTTCTATAAAGAAGTAGTTATTTTTTAACCCAATTGGGTGGCTGGCAATTTTGTTAGCCACCCAATTATATTAACAACCGATATGGCAGAAAAAAACAAAACGGCTTTTAATGAGATTAGCTCTAAGCTAAAAGAACTTATTAAAAAGACCGTTGCAGCCCACAAATTTTTAGTTCCAATTCAATTGACGATTGGCAAAGTGATGCCTATTCCTGTAAAGGAAGGCCAGTTTCAAAACAAAATGGTATATCCTGCAAGCTGGTGCTTTCCCGAGCGTGATATTATTATAGACGAAGGGGAAATGAAGGATATTGGAGCCATTGAAAGGTTTGACGATTTAGGTGTGCCTGTATTTGGTACGCTTCGTTTTGATTCCGAGGAAGATGGTTTTAAAGTGTTGGATTACCGCAATCCAAAAGAAAAAATTTTTATTGACCTTATTATATGTTCAAACTTTGGGAACATTAACCCTGACAGGGAAATGGGAAAAGAAGTTTGCAAAATTGTTGATAAGCTTGCTGATAGCCGTGTTAAATTCCAAAAAATGGGTGTACTGCAGGCCGCTATTAATCTTGCCATGGAAATGGAAGATTCTGACGTGGTTGACTTCGCAGCAGCAATGGACTGGAACGAAAGGGAAGATATAGAAATCCTTCGTCCGATGGTTGTAGAGTTGGCCAGCGCACAGCCGGACTTCTTTAAAGAGTTCATTGAAAGTAATGGTGTAGAGCTTCGTAGCTTGCTGAAAAAAGCCATTACAGCCGGTGTGGTAATTTACAACAGCGGAACCAATGAACTGGCGTGGAAGAATAACGAGGTTTTTGCCGTTCTGAAATCTGAAAAAGGTGTAACCCATTTAACCCAATTTATTAGCTGGGTAAGTGCACACGTAAAAGGTATGGAAACGGTTGAATTGATTCGCAGCCTAATGGGTAATGGGAAAGGGAAAAAAACTGCCCCGGCCAAACCTATAGTTCCGAAAGTTCCTGCATCCTCTGCCGACACCACACCGCCTACTATTCCTCCAACAGGTGAATTAGAACTATAAAAATATGCCAACACTTAATTGGATAAATTTCAGCGTAGCCCTTGATAAATCCGGGGCTACGCCTGTATTGAGGGTAGTTGATACCAGCGTAAGACCTGGTGCAGTAAGCTCAATAACAGGCATTATAACAGTAACCCAGCCTGACGGCATAAGCCTGGCAATGGCTGATACGGTTACTATTCCCCATACCGCAACACCATACAGCATGGCGCTCCGGTTGGCCGGTGATGGAAATTTCCAAAATGGCAATTATACCATTACGCTTAATCTGTTTACAATTGTTGGTGGTCCTGATAGCCAGGGTAGTTGCACTAAAACCTTTACTTTAGAGTATGAAAAATTGATAGCGGTACTTTCTCCGGCAATCAATCAGTTTTTACCTTCTGTACAGGTTTACGATAATACGGTTTACGATAAGACCGGGTTTACTAAAATTTCAACTTCCCGAACCTGGAATGCTCAAATTGAGGGCGTAACGAATGCCGCAGATGCGGTTACACCAATTTTTGACACTGTTTATTTGAATAATTATTACGATGCTAAGTACAATGTGACTGCCAGCATTATTCAACAGTATGCTATTGTTGCTGCAGGCTATGTAACTATTGTAGATAAGGTTACTGGATCCGTTTCTTTTGATGTGTGGCCGGCTATTGGGTTAAGTACATTACTGCAGCGGATAAATGACTACTATTATGAACTTACTGCGGTAAACGCCACAAATTGTAAGAATTGCCATTGCGATAGTAAGATGAATGATATTTGGTGGTTGTTTGGCATGTTCAGGGAAAACGGATTATGCAACTACTTACAGAATCAATACAACATTTACGATCAGCTGATTACCCTGTTAGGAATAGAAAATACGGTACATAGCTTTGCGGCTTTAGCAACTTACGATTTTGATGCTTACTGCGGTTACAACAATGGTGTGCCTGCTTTGTTAAGGCTGGATACACCGGTGCTGGGTATTACTGGCTATGCATCCAACTATGTAAACCTTTCAAGCAACCCTGTTACTAATGCGGTAAGCTATGTAACGGAATGGAGTACAGTGGCAGATTTTTCAACACTTGTAGGCAATGTTACAACTTACCATCCTGTTGTAGATTATGCAGTATTAGGTTTGAATCCTGACACTATGTATTACTTCCGGAGAAAGGCAGTTGCTTCCGGTTACTTGGATAGTTACTGGGGTGAAAATTTCCAAAGGACTACACCGGCCGTGGTGGAAGGCAATTTGTACCATTTTACCCGGGCTGACCAAACTGTCCCTACCGAAGCTGAAATAACCGCAGGGGTTGAGGTTACATTTATTCAGGGTGCTAGTTCGGTTACTGTAGATCAAAGAACTTTATCAGGCAGTCCTACTATTTATGGATGGGCTATAAGAAGTACCGAGGGTGCTTTTACAAGATGGTTCGAATCTTTACTTAATCAGGGGGCTATCGACCCTAGTGATCTTTGGTACTACCGTGGTGCGGTTGCTAGTACAAGTGGTGCTGATTGGGATGTGTATTATACAAGTTATGCTACGCTATTTACACCGGCACAACAACCAATGACGTTTACCCATTAAAAAATACATACTGTGAAAAAAACAAGATTACTGTTATTGCTTTTGCTGGCATACTCTTTTAGTATAGGCCAAGGAATTGTGATAAACAATGGATTTAGTGTCAATGCCGGCCGTGGCATTGATTTAAGAATGGGAAAAATTGTTGCAGGACAGATGGTGCCTTATGCATCTGTTGCGGAAGCAAATGCAGCCACTCCTACAGCCTTTCGGTACAAAGGATTAGTCAAGCTTATTGACGATGGTACCGGGATGAAAGAATACTGGTATTTGACAGGTGTTGCAGATGGTAATTTGGTGTTGAAAACAATCGGTGGTATTTACACCGCAGGTTACGGTATGCTGTTAAGCAGCGGTGCATTTAGTACAGATACCACAGTTATTGCATCAAAATCACGGTTATCTAACGAATTGAATTTAAAGCAACCGTTGGAAGATCAACGACTATCCACCACCAACAGCCCAATATTTAATAGAATAATTACAAGCAATACAAGCAACACAGATGCTGTACAAACTTCATTTGATAGCAACTATTATAACTCCCATGTATTTTATCAAAACGGTGTAAAGTTTGGCGGCATGTCGGCTATTGGAAACAATGCAGGATTGGGTACAAGAAATGGAACGTTAGAAATCGCAACAGTAGGAAAGAAGCCTATTACATTGGGCGTAAATGGCTCAATAGGAGTAAGGGTAGATAGTGCCAATACTTCCATCCCAAGCGGCGGATTATCGGTTGGTTCTAACTTGTTGGTGTACGGTAACAGTATCGCCAACGGTGTAGGTGCAAGTGTAGCAGATAGTAGTTATAAAAATATCTTATCAAACAGTAAGGGTTTAACCCTTTTCAACTATGCTCAAAACGGTTCATGTGTGGCAGATATGGGAACCAGCGTTTTTACTCAAAATATGGTGCAGGGTTTTCAAAGTACAATGGATTTAAGTGTAAACGATTACAGGCTGCATACATCTGCCAACCATTACACTTATTATAAATATGGTTTGATGGATGAAATTGCGTGGTTAGGTCTTAGAGATAGCAGTAAAATAAAGGCCAATGGCACAAGCGTAACCTACACCGGAACATGGACAACTCCTGGCGTATATGGTGGCTTAACAAGAGGCAGTTCGGTTGTTGCAAGTACGGCAAGTATGAGGCTAAAAGGTAGCACCATCTTAGTTTCTACCATTAACCAAAATGCAAACACAGGGGCATTTACAATTAGTGTAGATGGCTCTGTAAAATACACATGGGCAAGACCTGCAACTAATATTGTAAGCGTAAACGGGGCAACATTTGCACCTTATTTAATACCGATTACAGGGCTTTACGACAGCATGCACACGGTTGTAATTACCGTTACATCTATTACAGGTGGCGATGCTGTTTACTTTAATTGGGCGGCAGGAACAAGCGGCCACCAAAGCAGCCAATTTGAGCCATCTGTTTATGTAAATGATGGTAGCCGAATGACGGCCGCAGGATATATTGCAAATGGTGGTAGCGATGCTTTATGTGCTACCTATAACACAATCATTTACGATGCTGTTGATTTCCTGGCATCCATTGGTGTTAACTGTGCGCAGGTTCGTGGCGGTTCTATTTTAGACCCGTTAACCGATTTAGCAGATGGAATCCACCCGAATGACAGAGGGTATCGGCTAGAATCACAAGCCTTTGTTAATAAAATGAATGGTATTATTTACCCAAAAGACAGGCAACGGGCAGGGGGCAGCTATACTAACGGGTCTATCAATTACAACAGTAATTCTTTGGGATTCGGTACAAGTGGGCAGGTGCTTACAAGTGGTGGAACTGGTGTAGTGCCAACATGGACAACGGTAAGTGGAGGAAGTGGTGGAGATAGCAGTATCCATAAATGGAATTTAGCGTTAACAAGTGATAGAACGCTAAATGGTAATAGGATGGATTTGTATTTAGGTGGTGGTGGCGATAGTACAGTTAATTTAGATACGTTTAGTGTTAATTCCAATCATGGTTTTTCTATTAATGATGGTGAAGGCGGTACAATAAGAACAAGCGGTAAGGATATGTATGTTACTGGCTTGGGCCACACACAGGTAAGTGGTGTTGATAGTGCAAGTATTAATAGTAACAAAATAAGGATAAATGCTAATGATAGTTTGATATTACAATCTCAAAATACAGTAGATGTTATGTCAGATATTGTAAAAATAAAATCGCAAGGAGCATTATTTTTAGAGTCAGTCAGTGATGATATTAATATTACACCACCTATTGCTAATTCTTTACTTATTAATAACTTACCAGCAACAGGTGATACTACAAATAATAAACCGTTGGGTATTAATTCAAGTGGTAAAGTTTACGAAATGAATTATTGGCCATCAACAGGTGGCGGAGGAAGTGGTACTGTAAATAGCGGCACACAATATCGTTTAGCTCACTACGCTACAACAGGCACAGCAGTATCAGAAGCAGCCGCAATAACAGGTAACAGATTGCTTATAAGTGATGTTAATGGTGTACCTACTCATAGTGCTGTTACATCAACAGAAGCCGGATATTTGACAGGAATTACAAGCAGTGTGCAGACACAATTAAGTAATAAATTAAATATTAGTGATACGGCTACAATGTTAAGTGGTGCAAATGTTGTGCATAAAACAGGAACAGAAAATGTTTACGGAGCAAAAACTTTTATTTCAACACTAACAACGAATGGTGTCGCTAACACAGGTGGTATTACATCTACAGGTGGTATTTCCACAAATGGTAGTGTTACTGTAGGTGCAGGTGCTACCGGTAACACAGGATTATTTTGGTTAAGTACAGGAAATGGTATAGAGTTCGTGAATCCTTCAGGACAAACAACGCAGGGCATGAGTTATAAACTGCAACATGCCACTGGTGGTGCATTCACATGGATAATTGGTAGTGGTTATAGTCCACGTATGAGAATGGGAAATGGTACAGGATTAGTTATTATGCCAGCAGGTGCAGATATATTGCCTGATGTCAGCACTGCATTGGATGTTGTAAGCACGACTAAAGGTGTAAGATTAACACCAATGACCCGTACACAAGCAGATGCAATATCAGGTAAAGCAACAGGATTAGAATTGTATAGCACAACTGATAGCTGTAAGTTGATATGGAACGGCACTAAGTTTATGTATATTGGAAAATCCGGAACCTATGTACCAACATATACAAGTACTGCTAACATAGCAAGTACAGTTGTTACAGAAGTCGGATATTCAATAAATGGTGACATAATTACACTAACAGGAGAAGTGGAATTTGGTATAACAGCTACATTAACTGCAACTGAATTGAGAGTTAGCTTACCCTCTTATGTGACCAATAATTTTACGGCCACAAAATTTGGGGGTGGGATAACATATAATGATGGTAGTGCAAATGCTTTTACAATTACACCAGTTAGTGGTACTACACTGATTGCTTTTAAATCAGCGTCACCAAATCTAACCACTTCGTATAAATATCCTTTCACAGTAGCTTTTAGAATACCTTAATTGTATGAGATTTATAGCAATAGTAATTCCCTTTCTTTTTTCTTTATTGGGATATTCTCAAAATGGAACAATAAATGTTAATGGCCAGGTTGTTCGTTATTTTGTTGATTACGATAGTAGTAATTCAAATACTTTATCATGGGCAAGAGCCAGCGATGGAGTAGACAGATTTAAAAACAATGCTGCATACCCACAAGCAACTCATTTATATAATGCCACCAATGCTGTAAGTGGAAATATTATCAATACGCAAGGTGAAATGATAAAACACCTTTATGCGATAGGAGTAACAGGGAAAGGGGTAAAAATTGGAATGATAGACTATCAGTTTAGTGAATACCCTGGATTAACTTTTTCTGGTGGCAGGGGAAGTTTAATTACAACACCATCACCTACTATTACAGAACATGGTACAACAATGAGTAGTATCATTGGTGAAAAACCGAATGGATATGGCGGTTTGGTTAAACCGAATGGGATTGTTGGCATTGCTTACGAAGCTCAATTATACCATTATCAATATACTGACATTGTAACGGAAGTGCAGGCCTGTATAGATGATAAAATGGACATTATTAATATCCCATTAAACCTTGGTGTCAATTCAGCAATCACGGCAAAAATCCAACAAGCAATACAAAAAGGGATATATGTAATTGTTGCTTCGGGGAATAGTGCTTATAATAATGCGCTATCAAATATCACCTACCCAGCATCAGTAAGAGGTGTTTTTTCAGTTACAGGAAGGGTTGGAGGATTGGTTTTTGCAGAGGACAGTACACGTATTTATAGTAGCGTGTTGCCTTCAACCGTGACAGGGCTTAGTAAATCGTTGGATTTTGGTATCCCGGCTTGGACAATAGGAAAAGACAATGCCTATGGCAGAGGATGGACTGCTCACGTAGGCACAAGTGAGGCTTGTAGTATTATGAGTGGTTATGTAGCCCTTATGTTAGACTACTACAAATCAAAATTTGGTATAAAATTAAAACCATTTCAGGCCTTAAATTATTTTAAAAAGCACACAATTACAACAGGGTTCTTCGGTTATTTTCAAGACCTGGATTTTCTTTCCCCAGGGAACGAAAATGCCCCAGCGCCGGCTTATATACCATTACCGCCTATAGTCACTCCACCGTCCGGTAGCTCCTTTACTGCAGCAGTTACGGCAGATTTTGAAAGGTTAACAGGCTCTACGGCTTCGGCAAGCGGTTTGGGTGGACAGCTTACAATGAGTAGGGCGGCAGTTTCGGGAGATATAGGCAAAAATGTCGTAGTAAAAGAGGCAAGAAGCTATCTAAATTACAGACAGGCTCCTTTAAGTTGGAATGGTAAAATAACAGGGGTTTCGGCAGGAATTGCAACCATTACATCTATTATTGGCGATACATTAATAAACGTAACCGATAAAGAAGTTTTAATAGGTACAAACAATTTTGATACCATACAATATGCTTTGAATTATTGCGCTGCAAATGGTATAGATACATTAAAATTTGATTTTACAGGTACAGCTTATGTTGTTCCTCAATATTCAAGAAATGCTCCGTCAAATCCCCATGATGCAAATTCTTTTTGGGGCTTGACAAGTACAAGCAATATTGTAGTAAAAGGAAATGGAAGTGATGCCACTATATTGAAATTTGGTACAGAAGATAATGTTTCTACTGGGCAAAACACAGCCTTTATTTACTATAATGGGGAATACGAATATGCTGGTTTTGTTTATGGTAACAACTCTACACTTGAATTAAATGCACTAAATATTGAAAGTGCAGATAGAGTAACGTTACGGACCTACACAAATATTACAGCAGTAAGAAGCAAGTTCATAGGTAATGACCATAAAGGTTTTACTATGAAAAATGCCAAAATAACTGCCGGTTCCGGTGGTTTAGATAATGGGTGGCCTTTGGGGTTTTATAGCAGTTTGGGTGGAGATAACACTTTTAGGGTTTACAATCGATTTTACAATTCTAAAATTGTATCCAGGATACCTGTAACAATTTACTCTGGCAATGGGGCGTACAAAGATTATTATGTAAGGAATTTGCATTTAGTTGGTGGTGGAAGTAAAGAGTATAGGCCGCTTGTAACCAATGCAGCAAGTATAACAAGCGGAAGCAATGTTTTGACAGTCGCCAATAACCCAAATTTTAGTTTTTACGATTGTAATAGTTATGAGCCGCTGTTTACACTCCCAGCGTTGCTAATAGATGGAACATTTAAAGCGAGAGTAGTTAGCATAACAAGCCCAACAACAGCTATTCTTGACCAGGTTGCACCATCAACATTTACCAATGCTTCAATACAGCTGTTTGGCCGTGGTAGAAGCGGCGAAAGTCATACGCAATATATACACCCAAATGTCAATCTTGATGTAGATAGTTTAACGGTTGATAGCACACTTAAACTAGGAATGCACTACTATAGCGGTGGTGGCGTAACTGGAAATATTTCAAAAAGGGACGTTAAGCACTTAACAATTAATACTACATATCCGGCAGGCTATCCAGTAGTGGCTTCAAACCTTCTTTTAACAGAATGGGTTAATGCCGGGTTGCAGACTGAAAATTCCAACAATGCGTCAGGCATTCCGTATGTTTTAGAAAATAGCAATGTCTATCTATACAGTAATGTGGGAGTAGACATGAATATTGTCACATCAAATATTCAAGGTGGGCAATTCGGAGGTGGTATTGTTTATAAATCAACAGGAATATTTGACAGTAGAAGCAATACCACTCTTTACATGGATAGTATTGAGGGTTCACAAATAAATATATCTTACGTTGACAGTTCTGTAAGAAATAGAAAATCAATATTAAACTCCGGAAATACATCAAGGTTAAGCCAGGTAAATATTATTAGCTGCGATGACACTTTGATTGTTCGAAATTCAAAAATGACCGATCTTTATTTTTATAAAGGTTGCATTAATACTAACTCTCGTTATACTTTTGAGAATATAGATATAAGAGGGGGATTTGGATGGTCGTTTTTCTATGCTACACCACAAGTGGCTTGGACAACAGAAGAAAAACAGCAATTTATTGCCCAGAGTAGCTTTAGTGGCTGTACTTGTAGCGCAGGGGTTTACGCTGGAATGGATCCTTTGATAAGGCCGTTTTTTACAGTTAATTAATACACACCAATCACACAGCCCTTAAAACTAAACCTAAGCAAAATGAATGGAAACAATAGCAACGGAACAAGCCGCACCACAGGATATAACGATAAGGATATTGGGCGTTTCGGTTAAAGAGAGCACACTAAAAATAGTGGGCAAATACTTTAGCCTGGTTGTAATAGCAGGGTTGGTTATGGCATTGGTTGTGCAAACTAACCGGCTGGAAGCGCAGCATAAGCAAAACGCTGCGGACAAAGACAAAGCCCTTGCAGAAAAAGAAAAAATGATAAAATTTATCAGCGATGCTTACAAGCAAAGTAATGATGTGCTGATAGAAATGTTTAAAAAACAAGCCGTTGAAAAATCGGCACAAAAAGAAATACAATGAGAAAGATACCGCACTTGTTTTGTGCTTTTGGCATGGTGTTCTTCTTTTGCTTTTTTGCATTTACGCCACCTGGCATAATGGTTTCAGCAAGGCCGTCCGTTGTGTTGCCAATAACGGACAGTATTACTTTTTACGAAACCAAGACACTCAAAAACTGGCATATTATAAAGTATAGCATTATAAAAAAATAACTATGGAAAAGTCTTTTACCAATACAGCTTTCGCCGGCTGGATAAGGGTTTTTGTATCGGCAATGATTCTGCAATTTATGTTAGAAGGTTACGACCTTTTTTCATTTGATCTGTTAATGCTTAAAAAAGTTGTGGCCGCTGGCGTTGCTGCAGTCCTTCCCGTAATCTATAACGCTCTAAACCCTAATGATCCACGTTACGGGAAAAGCAAAACAAATGAGATAGCTCCAAAAGGAACGACGGAAGAATTGGAGATTTTTAAAGGAGAAATTCGAAAGGATATTAGTTAAACCCATCTAGACATGACACCATTAGAAACCGCTCAAACCCAACTGGGTATTGTTGAGCAAAAAAACAATTCAGGGCCCGACGTTGAAAAATATTTGGCATCGGTTGGGCTGGGCAAAGGGCATCCATGGTGTATGGCCTTCGTTTATTGGTGCTG